TAACTTCCTCTAATGTCATATCTCCACCACCAATAAGTAAGACATCTCCACCTTTTAGTTGCTCTAAACTTAAATCAGTAAGTGTTGATATAATTCTTCTATATTCATTTATTGTTACTCTATTTTTTAATGGTTCTAATTTTTGAATAATATCCCCTATATCATCTTTTAGCTCATCAGCACCAGAAAGATCATAGTCTATATACTCTCCATTTTTTAAATAATCACTTAATAAGTAATTAAGCCAATTCTTTAAATTGTTAAAAAATGGAATTACTGCCTCTCTATATAGTTCTTTTTTTGCTTGTTTCCTATTTTGATAAGTTGAATCTCCTCCA